TTTGCATCTCTGTAGTCAGTAGCTCCAAGATATTTAGTCTTGATTACTAGACCCCTGAGACTCTCAGGAATAGTAACTGTATTGAATTTCATAGTGTGGTTGTTTGGTAAAGATCGAATCCGTTTGATCCGATGAACCTACTATATCAAGTGTTTCCATAAACTGTCAACAACCAATTCCATATTAGTCTCACTTCCCTTGATATGACTACTTATATTCATTGTTTACATTTAGTTACAATTAGTTTATCTTAGTGTTTACTAGCCTTATCTATTAACCCTATATACTCTCTATTAATATTTACCCTATACCCCCTATTGATTAACCCTATATATTTATTTTGATCTAACCTTTTGAACCTATACCCCCCTACCGATTAAGAAAACAAATAAAAGCAAACAATAGAATTAATTGACCAAAAACTCTACCAAGAATAGTAATAATATTCTAAGAACCTAGTAGTATCAATATATTTTCTTTATAAACGCTTTATTTTTTTATAAATTGACAAAATTTTTTATATTTATAGGGGGAAACTGGCTATGCACGTATTCTGTTACCCTTTCAGATTTTTCCGTCAAAATTTTTTCTGTAGGCAGACTACCTAGAATTATCTAAGTAGAGAATATTAGACATTACTTAGGTAATCCTAATGTAATCTTAGTGTAATCCTAGTGTAAGGGAAGTTATTCTTTCTCCTATACTAGGCTTTAATAAGTTGAGCTTATAAAACCATCATCGGATACATTAGAATTTCTTATCTGTTGAGGAGTCATACCCATAGCAGATTGAGATATGGTGTTATTTAGTAAAGAACCCCAGTTATCTAGGTGAACAGCTAGGAGTTCATCTTTGCGTTTAGATATGTTTAGGTCTTCAGTCTGAGCCATATAGTCAATCCAGTAGGCAACTGCCCCTGCGAGGGAGTCAACGAGGTCATCGTGTACTAGAGAACCTTTATTTCTAGATAATCTAGATATTTGGTAGATAAGTTGAAGTTTTAATCTACGTTCAGGAGTTTCGTTAGGGTTAGATTTGAAGTCATTTTCTACAACTTTGCGATCAATAATAAGTTTATGAGAGTTCATAACAGGTTCTAAGGTATCAATAATTCTCATTTCTTTAGTCTTTGTATTTCGCACGTCTTGAAGTTCGCAAGGGTGGTAAGTCATAAGAAAAGGTTTAAGAAGTTGAGAGAACATACCGCCACCAAAGTTCTGTTCTACCAATATGGTGTTAATTTTATTATCTCTAGCAGTTCTAGCAATGCGTTCTAGTACTCTATCGGAGTAGCCACCTGACAAACCAAAGCACTCTGTGACGAATAAGTTACCATTTAGCATCTTTACGCAGGATATAGCAGTTTGGTCTTTACCAGTACCAGAGGGATCAACAAACATTACGCTACCTGTGTATTCAATGTAGTCTCCAAACTCTTGTGCAGGTCTATGAAACCTGTCTCCATTAAACCCAACGCAATGTAAATCAGTAATTACATACTCAGGAGAGTTAGACCAAATAACTTTTTCAGGTGCGTATTCTTTATTAATGGAAATAATTACTAGGTCGTTAATTTTTAGAGGGTATCTATCTTGATCTGAGAGTGTTGTATCGAGCATGAACTGTAAATTGAACCCAGAACGTCCATAAGACGCTTCACGTTCCATCAAATCCTGTGCAGAGAATCTTACAGGGTCAACAGGATCTTTTGGCTCTACAGAGCCTTCTAGAAGGTTTTTAGCAAGACGTGGAGCAAGACGATCTCCATAGTTATTTTTATGATTTGGGTAACGTGCAGTCCATATTCGTGTTTCATATCCACGTTCTTCTAGTGTTAGGTACAAACTGTTCTCTACTTGCGGTGTACCTAAGAAAGTAATCCGACCATTAGGCTTAAGAATCGCTTCAAATTCTTTTACAGCTTCAGATAGTTTGTCTCTCATGGGCTGAGTAAAGGAATTATTAGGTACTTCACAGTCATCTGCTATAACTTCATCAGCACGACTCCCTGCTAGTTGCGATAGCACACCCTTAGAGGAGCAGGAAGGGGCATGATCAGCACTAGCAGGTCTTACATCAAAACTTACCTTACTGTTTCTCTGGTCATCTCTGGGGATTAGTGGAGCAAGTATTGGCATCTCGTTTATAAGACGCATAGTAAAGGTCGTAAAGTTATCAGCCCTATCTTTACTGGCAGATACCACAAGAAATTTTAATTGTGGGTCTATCCTTAGTCTCCAAACAACGTAAGTAGAAGTAATCCAACTCTTACCTACCCCACGAAACCCCTGTATGATCTTTCTTCTAGCTCCATGTTGTAGATATTCTGCTATATCTAGCTGAACAGGAGTAGGATCTGGTAGGTTTAGATGTCTCCAAGTAACAATTAAGAAATATCTAAAGTCTTGTAGTTTTTCTGGTAAGGGTTGCAATTATTAATCTGTAAGAGGAATAGTTTCTAGGTCTGGTAAGTTGTTCATTAGCTCTGTCATAGGGTTATTTTCTACAGGAATACACTCAATACCGTTATCTTTTAGAAATTGTCTAGCTACGTTTAAATCCCCTGCCTTTGCTTCGCCACTTCTTACTTTATCTAATAGGTCTTTTGCTAATTCAAGATGCAAACTTTTTAATATTTTTAAGTTTTTATCCATGAGACTTACGTTTTAAATTAATATAATCACTTTTTAGGTCTATTGCCAAATAAAACATACTTAAGTTTACCTATAAAACCTAATTTCTTTTGTTTTTTGTAGTGCTGTAACCTTTGTTCAAGTCTCCAAAGTTCACTTTCTGTATCAGAAATCCGAATTAAAGCTGCGACAAGTAACATATCTTGTAGTCTTATTTGTTTTACAAGATCACAACAATAATCTTTGATTACAGAATCAGGTAATTCTTTTACCTCTCTGCATTTTATTTCTATTTCAAGCTCTATTTCAGGAGGAGGATTACCAATAAGAACATCAAAAAATTCTTTATGGTTCATTAGTTCATTTTAGGAAAGAGTTGTTGCTCCAACATATCAACAGCTTTGTCGTCTAAGGTATTGGAGGTCTGCTTACAGATTGATCGGAGCAAGTCTATTACTAACCTTTTACAAGCAGTTGTAGTAAGAAACCTTAGTAAAATTGGTTTTAAAATTTTTAACATTGGGTTTATGTCTGTACTTTTACCTTATCGCTTATTGCCAATCTTGGCTTCTTTCTTTATATTTATAGTATCTCACTAGGATTATGGCAGAACAACCAAAAGAAAATAAAAAAAGTGTTTGGTTTAAATTACAAGAAGCTGTGCCTTGTAGAGAGGAACAGTTTGAGTTTGTATCACTAGGGGTCAGACTTATTTTACTTTTTTGGGCAACAGCGATGTTGTCATTATCGTATTTAGATCTGTCAAAATTAGGAATACCACAGCAGAAGATAGACCCAACTTTTATTGCTTCAGTTTTTGTAGGTCTTGCAAGTAGTTTTGGAGCATCTATTACACAAAAAGGCAAAGAGAATGGTGGTAAAAATGGTAAGACTGTAAAGGCTGAGTTGCAAGAAGTGTTAGGTAGTACTCAACTTGTACGAATTGATACTCCTATAAGATTAATAGTAGATCCTAAACAGGAGAAAAATTGAAGAAATTATTATTGCTATCTTTGTTTGTATTTAGCCCTGTATATGCCAATGGAGTTCCTTCTTGGACTACTGGTTCAAGTAACAGAACAGAGAATACTACTCAAACAATAACAAGATCTGTAGTTACAGAGAAATACGGAGCAGCGTTAAACACTTGGGAAGCTTCAAACATAGAAGTTACAAGTGCTTCTAGTGGTGGGATAGCACATTCAGATGCAATCTTTACACCAAAGACTGTAACTTCTGATTGGTCTTTGTCTGTTACTACCAGAGCAGCAAACCAAATGACTGAAAAGATTACACAGAATGATGCGATTACGACTACAAGCGTTATTACTAGCCTGTCTGTGTTTAGCCAGTAACCAAGCAAAAGCTGAAGGCGATACAAACGTACAAGCTCAACCTAATGCTGTTGGTAACTCAAGTATTATCAACCAGAATATGAATATCAATAATGGAATGACAGGTAAGCAACAGTTTGGAAACTTAATTTGCAGTCAACCTACTATGGCTGTAACTCCTTTTTATACAGGTAATGATGCTCAAGGTGAAGAAACCTATAGCATCAATGAAGGTTGGGGTGTACAGATGTCTTTTATGATTCCATTAGGAGATAATCAAACTTGTAACGAGTTATCCAAAGTAAAGCTAGACTTAGCCAAAGAAGAACTAGACAAGCAAGTGCATGATAAGCAGCTAGTTCGTATCTTGAAGTGCGGACAGCTTCACGCATCAGGCTACATGATAAATCCTAAATCTAAGTTCGCATATATTTGTAGTGATGTAATCAATATACGAAGTTATGTAAAAGCTAATTCTTCTTTGTTTGAAAATCCTTAACCTCTTTCTTTAGAACCTTAGTAAAGATCT